CTCCGGTGCCGTTCGCCGCGGACGTAAGGCGGCCCTTCGCGTCGACGGTGATGTTGGCGTTGGTATAAGCGCCTGCCGTGACGGCGGTATTGCCCAACGTCGGGCCTGGATAGCTCCCGGTCAGATCGCCCGATGCCGCGCCGCTCGGCGGCAGCGTGGTCGGCAGAGACGAGGTCAGCGCACCGCCGACGCCGGTCACATCGGCCGCCTGCAGGACGACCGCCCCGGTGCGGGTGTTGAACGAGGCAACGCCCGCAGTGCCCCCGCCGCCATGTGCGTCGACGTATTGCTTTGTGGCGGCATCCAGCGGCCCCGCCGGATCGACGCCCAGGCCGAGGGTCTGGAAATGTGGGACCGGATAGGCTGGCGCGCGCATGCCGCTTCCTAGTGGTTGGGAGTTTCAGGCGAAGTGCCAAGGGTACTGACGCGCACCCTTGGCACTCGCTGGATGTTATGCGTCGGCTACGGCGGTGGTGAAGATCGTGAAGATGCCGTTGTCCACCGGCTTTGTAGTATCGACTGTAGGATCTACACCGAAGCGCAGCTTGCCGATGCCGCGGATTTCCTGAATGCCAACGCCGTGCATATAGCCGTAATCGCGCGTGTTGGTGGTTGACTTCATCCGCTGCGCCCACGCACAGCCGAGCGCTTGCGCGCCGCAGAGGAACGAGGCGGCCACATCGACGCCGCCGGCGCCGGCCCCGGCGATGACACCGAGTTCGGGCACCTCGCGGATAATGAGGCCGTCGAAGATGATGTCGCCGCCGGTGAACAGCGGGTTATCGGAACCGCGGTTCCAGGCGTATTGCAGCGCGTTGGTGATCACCGGATCGAGCAGCAGATCGCGGAACACGAGGCTCGGCATGAACACGACATACCACTCTTCGTCGTCGTTCACGGTGATCGGACGAATGCGGGGATTGGCGGTGCGCGCCATACGCTTGGCCAGCGTGAGGATCGCGGCACTCATGCGATCACCGGGCGATGCCAAGGTCAGCAGCGCGGTGGCCATGACGCCGGAAACCGCGTTGGCCTTCTGGTGGCCGAACAATGTGCGGTCGGCGTTGTTGACCATCCAGGTGTTGCGCTGCCCGGCGGTGGCCGCGCCGTAGCTGACCTGGACGTTACCGTCGGCGGTCATCGCCCCGAGCGAGGTGATGATGTCGGTCCTCATCTTCTCCAATTCCCAGGTCATCAGCGCCTCGCGCGCTGCTTCCCGGAGATCGACCACCGATTTCTGCTCGTCCCAGTCGGAGACCGCGACGGCGTGGCGGAACGCGGAGACGGTGAGATTCAACGAGCGGAGGTTGAGGATTTCCTCATTGCCCTCCAAAATGGTATTTCCGGTGACCCCGGCTCCCACCAGGCGGCGCAGTGCGGGAAACACCACGGTGTCGCCGGCCTTGCGGGTCAGGTCCTCGCGGACCTGGATCAGGGAGCCGGTGCTGGTGCCCATGTATTTCGCGAACTGATTCTTACGAACGTACTCGGAGAAGAAATCCGAGTCCCAAATTAGCGGAGTTAAGCCGGGTCTTGCCGGCGTTACGTTCATGTCAGCCATTTGGCTGCACTCCTGTCGCTGAGGTTGTCGGGTTTGGTTGGTTTCGTTTCGCCCTTGACCTCGGCGACAGGAAACGCCCGATAACGCTCGGCGGCAGCGGAACGCCCGTTAGCGGCCCGGCGGCGGCTTGCGCTGATGACGCTCAGTGCTGGCGGAACGCCCGATTATCCCCGGCGGCGGGACGGCACGGCACGGCTACGCGTGGTTATCGCTGGCGCTGTGGTCTGCGCAGGATGTCGTCAAACGATGGCGGCCCGGTGTAGGCGGTCGTGGTGCGCCCGGCGACGCTGCGCGCATTGGCCAGCGACGGCGCCATCCCGGCGGCGGGCGACGTGCGCCCGTTGCCGTTGGCCGCAGGCTGTCCGAGTTCGGATTCCCACTTCGCGCGCAGTTCAGCCTCGACCCGCGCCCGAAACGCGGCGGGATCGTCACCGACCTCGGCCATGCTGCGCCGGCGATCCATCTCCTTGACCAGCCACTGATAGGGGCCGGGCTGCGAATAGAGCTTGTTCCACAGCGCCTGATCTTTACCAGCGGCTTCCTTGAACTCGGCCACGTATTTGTCGAGGTCATCGCCCATCTTCTCGCGGACATAGAACTCGCTGTTGTTCAGCCGCTCGTTGAGCGCGATGTGCTGCTGCCGCATGTCCTGGTATTGCATGTAACCCACCGGATCGACGCGCGGGTCCGGCGGCTGGGGCATGTACTGCTGCGGCGGGGCGGCCTGCGGTGCCGGCGCGGTGGCGGCGCGCTTGAACTCCTCGAGCTGCTGGGCGAGCAGATCGGCCCTGGCCTTGTCGGCGGCGGCCTGGCTTTTCCAGTCGTTGCGAGCAGTGCGAGCGTCCTTGAGGACCGCGAACGGCACCATGTGGTCGCCGGGCAACTCGTCCTCGGTCTCGGCCTCCGCCTCCTTGGCCTCGCGCCCCGGCTTTTCCGGCTCCCTGGGCGGCGTTTCAGGCTTGGCCGGCGGTTCCGGTGCCGGCGGCGGCTCGGGCGGCTGTGCGGGCTCCGCAGGCGGCTGTGCGCCAGCCGCCAGGAACCCGTCGAGTGCGGGGTTGTCTGCCATGGGGTAGTCCTCGGGATTATGAGCCGGGCGTCTGCCCCGGCTGTGGAATGGTCAGCGTCGCCGCGCGGCCTGGTCCGGTGCCCGAATTACGATCGGCGGAAACGGCGCCGGTAATCCGCTGCCCTGACAGCGTCTGGATGCCTGGAAAGCGTGCCAGCAGCGCATCGTGGATCTGCCGGATGGCCCCCAGCCCGAGACTGTTCGGGCCGCCCTCGGACTCGAAGCTCTTGATGAACAGGTCTTGTGTATCCGGGTTCCATTTGGCGCCGATGAGGCCGACCGGCGTTCCATCGGGATCTTTGACGGCGAACCCATGGCCCCACAAATCTTCGCGGTATGGGTCCGGCACGTCGGGCACCGGGCGGCCCGTGCGCGGGTGGACCGGCTCAAGACTATAGCCGCGAGCGGGTGCCGCCACCGGACCCGCGCCAGCACCCACCATCGTCCCAGGATCGCGCGGCGCGTAGAGCGGCCCCAGCGCCAGCGTGTTCATGGTGTTCAGGTCCAGCGGGTCGGCCTGCTGCGCCCGCAGCGGATCGAACAGCCCATTTGACAGCGCATCAGGCACCGCTCGGCGCCGCCGGCTGTGGAATGGGCGTGCGGGTCAGGCGCTCGGTCTGCACCGCCGTCTGCGCCGCCTGGTGCAGCGTGTTCACCGCACCCACCTGCGCTGTGATGTTCTGGTGCGGCACCTGCCCGACCTTCGCCGCGGTCAGCGCCGCGTCCGCGTGCGTCTTGGCGATGTCGGCGTGCTTCTTGGCGAGGTCGGCCATCTGATGGGCCATGGCCATCGATGGGGTCATCTGCTCCTGCGTCGGCGGCTGCATGGCCCCCGGCGGATTGTCCGGCGCCACGTTCGGCTGGCCGTAGGGATCGGCATTGAAGTCGGCGTGGATGTCGTGGACGCCGCGCGCGGCATTGACCTGCCGTTCCTTGGCCAGCGCCATGTTCGCCGCCGCCTTGGATTGCGTCTCGGTGTTCTTGGCCTGCTGCGAATGCTGCGCCACTTGCGCCGCCTGCTGTTGCATCTGGCCTTGCTGCTGCATGTGCTGCTTCATCATGGTAAGCAGATCGTCCTTATTCCGCAGTGACGACGCAGCAATCAGCACTTCACCGGGTATCAATCCGGGTTGCATGCCAGCTAATTGCACAAGTGTTTGGAAATTTTCAGCTTGGAGTGTTGGGACGTCCTGGCCTTCCGCAATAGTTATATCGATATCTAGCGAAGTTATGTCGTTCTCTATCCGCACCACCTGCTGCAAGCGCGGGTCGTTCGGCTGGATCTGCATCCGCTGCATCACCATCGCGCGCTGCTGCTCGGGCATCTGCGCCAGCTCGTCCTGCACCGTGATCTGCCGGTTGATGCCGACCCAGCGCGTGTCCTGCAGGCTGTCGGTAATCCGCACCCACTTGCCGCCGGTCCAATACTGCCGCGCCGCCTGCCAGCACATCTCGTAGACCCGCCGCGCCCACATCCGCAGCGCATCGGCCAGCGGCTCGTTCTGCACCGCGCCGCCCGCCTGCTGGGCGAGGATCGCGCGGCCGCTCAGTTCCCGCGGATCGGTGCCCG